CCTGACATACTTGCCTTCTTTGGAGGCTCTAATGCGTCTGCCAATTAAGCCGGTATGAGATACGGATAATTGGGGCTTAGCAACTACGGCTAACTCCCAACCACCCTCCACGCTTGTCTGTAAGACTTTGCCCGCATTGGGCAAACCCTCTTTGTCTCTACGCGCTCTCTCTTTGGCTTCTTTGGCTTCTTTGGCTTCTTTGGCTTTGCGCTCTGCTTCTGATTGGCGTTCCCGTCTTTGACGATCAACACGACGAGGTACTGACTGTATGTAATCGCATATTTGCCTATAAGTTGCTAAGCCATAACGCTGTACCCGTTTGTCGGTACTGTTGATATTGGTCATTATGTTGCTTAGATGATAGGAAGTATATGAATCACCATCAATATCTACACGGTCTGCCAAAATTCCGCTAATGACATTATCGATATTGAGCATAACGTCCAAAGCATCAGGGTCTTTAACGCTTTCCATTAAAGGAACAAAAGCGTCAGTACCCATATAGCAACCAATTGCGTTCATCACATCATCACTAAGTATCGGTGATTGTGCTGCTGATTGTAATGGTGCTAAATGGACAGTCCCCTCTGTTGGGTCTGCTCCGTAGATAGTGCGAAACAAGTAGTTAGCAACTACTCGGCAAGCAGTATTTACGGTTTTCATATCGTAGCCATAACGCTTAGCAAACTTGTGTTTATCCGCTATTTGATAACGAGCCATAATTAAACCGTATTGCCGCAAGGTGCGATATATATCGCCCTCTAGGTCAGGTAATGTGTACTCGTTGTCTTTAGTGGCAGTAGTGCTAATTGACAAAGAAACACTGTCAAGCGTTCCAGCGAAGTTGCCTACTCTGGAATACCTAGTGTGTTTTTGTTCTGGTCGTTTAGGCAACACCGCTGGTGTGCTGTTAAGCGTTTTGCGCTTAGGTTTGCGTTTAGTCATTAGGCGCTCTGTTGTTCATTTTCTTTAGCCAAAATAGCCAAAGCGTCAATGATGAGAGTTGATGACTCAGGGAATACAGACTGTACCGATTTAGCAAGGTCTTTTGTCTTGTTGTACAACTGCTCAAACACAACAAAGTTGCGTATTGAGTATCGGAAGTCTGCGCTTGGGTCAGTAAGCGAACTGGCTAAGCCACGAAGATATTCGGGCAAAGCACCAATGGCTTCTGGGTGTGGCGTATTGACTTCGCAACGAACAACGAAACGGTCAAGTATCGCTGGTGCTAAGTCCTCTGGCTCACCGTTCATAGTGGCTACAACGCTGAAGTTTGGGTGAGGCTTAATCACTTCGCCCGTTTCCTCGTTCTGCCAAGACGCACTTACTTCTGTGTCTGTAAGAGCCATAAGTCTGCTCTCAACATCAGAGTTCATACGGTTGATTTCATCAACTACGAGCCTTGCGCCTTCACGCCAAGCCCTAATGCCAACGCCTTCACGGAACTTCCAAGTGCCGTTGCCTTGTTGCCTGTAGCCACCGATAAGGTCAGCGTCAGTCATTTCCTCAGTACAAATGAGGCGATATGCGTTTGTGTTTGGCGCAAGCCCCTTTGTCAATCCGAAGTATGTCTTGCCTGTACCTGGTAAGCCGTAAAGCAATACCCGTGATGAGTTCGCAATAGCAAACTCAGCCTTCTCCCAAGCCGTAAGGTCTGGCAGAGTAATTTTCTTAGTAGTCATTGTTATTTCTCCTTTGATTGTTTTGTTAATGGATAATTTTTATTAGCGCGTAACCATTCTTGTCTTTCTTTGTTTGCCTCCCTTCTTGCTTCGCTCTTTCCCATTCGGTGTCCAATCATAAAGCCAATCACCATACTGGCTATGACAATAATGGCGATATGGTCTCTATAAATAAAAACCATATCGCCGTTCACTTTTTCTCCTGCGCTTCATAATCCTTGACTAATGCCTTAAACAATTCAGGCGCATTGACCCTCATTAGTCTTGGCATATAGAAATAATCAAACAAAGCGTCAATGAGTTTTTGCTTACCTGGCTCATAGTCCTCTATGTTTGATTGCTGGGTGATGGTTTCATCGGGATTATCGCTCTTGCGAACAATGGTCTGTATGCGGTCACTAGTAATCATTATCGTGATGATACAGTCCTCTTTGTCCTCTGCTTCGCTTGGTATTACGCCTTCTGTCGGTGTCATAAAAGCACCGCAACGAACAATACAACCAACGCTGTTGTTGTCCTCAGCAAATCGCAAACCACTTAACTTGTTGCCAAGTAAGTCATAAAGGTTGCCTGATTTGCCTACAGCCTTGACAGCCATAGCAGAATGGATTTCTCCATCATTGCTAGGGTTCATTATGGTCATTGATGGCGTATCTTTGTATTGCTCCTCAATCGCTTTGACTTCCTCTGGAGTGTCAGCGACCATCATCATATGAAACATATAAGATGCTTCATCGTCAAAGCCAAAAGTCTTAAACATTTCGCCCTCAATGGCTACGAAATGCTCAAGTTGGTGCTTCTTGACTTCGTTATCTAACTCCTCAGCAGAGGCATTAACTATCTCTGCTGCTTGAGCAAGTATGTCTTTCTCATCGTTCATATTGCTTTCTCCTTTGTTTGTTGTGTTGGTTGCCCAACTTGGCTCGCAAGTAGCATTAATCTCATTAACGCCCACTCAGGAGTACCGTTATCTGGACAATCTAGGTTGTTTTGTAAAACTCTTTTGTGCTTTTTCTTTGTTTTTATTTCTCCTTTGTTCGGTTGATTATTCATTGGTGAGCCCTACCGCAAACGCATTGCTGATTTCTTGGTACATAGATAAGCAACTTTGGGCATATTGCTTCGTACGCTTTGCGCTTAGCAATAACGCCCTGTCGTTCTCTACGGTTTGTATTCCATTGCTGATTTGCCATACTGTCCCCTTTGTGCTTAGGTCGGGTTTTCCCGACCCGAAAATTTTGCCCGACCCGCCGAAAAAAATCAAGCCCGAGCAAAGGGGATAGCGCCTAACGGTATATAGCGTGCGCCTAAGTTGTAACGGTAGCGGTAGCGGTAGCGCTACTTTAAAGTTTTAGCGTATTCGTTTTTGCGATAACGTGCGTAATCTTTGCAGCGTTCAATTGTGTTTTCGTCCAACACATCGCAAAGACCTTCGCACAAATCGACTAAAGCTGGGCGAATGACTGGGTTGCCGGTCAAAGCAAGATACAAAAGCTCTGATAATAAATCAGCAATAACTTCTTTATCATGACCCTGCGTGGTTAAGTCTAAGTTTAGGTTCTCGTCCATTGTGTAGTTCCATTTCTATTGTAGATGTCGAATGCCACCTTACATTGTGACATGTAGGTGGCACCGACGGGTTAACGTATAAAACGACAAAATTGTCGCATTTAGGGCATTTCCATAACTGTTTCAATTATCCCCCCCGGATAACAATTAAAACATTTCTTCGGCTACCGGTGCTTCCTGCGTTACTGACCACAATTGAGCGTCATCAAATTTAGCAGCTCTTTCTACAAGCCACACCTTTTTTGTTTCACCCTTGGAATTAGTAACTTCTACTTCTTCATTCGCTTGACCGTCATGTTTGATCTTGACGCCCCAATCGCCTGACTTTAATTTGTACCACGTTGCACTCATAGTTCCCTTCCTTCGCTTAACGCGATTTGCATTCGTTCAACCATACTGGAATAAACTTTGATTCGTTCTTTCAGTTTGGCATTCTCCTGTTGGAGATCATCTCGATGCTCACGCACCCTTTCCAATGCGACCTGCATTTCATCGCATCGTGCTTGCCATAAGGCCATTTCTGCTTGGTATGATTCGCTCATCTGATAGTTCTAACTTTACCAGATTTTTTACGTTCTGTCACGGATAGTCCACCCCAAATGCCATACATGATTCCGTTGTTGTTGGCAAACTCCAAGCACCTGCCTTTGACCGGACAAGATTTGCATATCTCTTTAGCCATTCTTGCGGCATCAGAGCGGCCTGGGTCTGGGAAGAAAACACTAAAGTCCATGCCCCTACAAGAAGCATCGGACATCCATTTGGCTTCTGGATCGACCAGAGCTAATTCTGCCATTAATTCCATATAGTTATAACCCCCACGGTTGGAACCCGTTGTTGTTGATTTTTTGGCTGTAGTCATACAAGCTCTTGGCGGCTTTTAAGTTGACGTACGGATCTAATAAGTCTTTACAGTAATCCAGAACATCCAATGACTGCAAGTATCCATCTGGATACCATCTGGTGGTCTTGCACCAAGATCTATCGTTGATCTGTGTTAAGCCGTAATCCCAAGAACCATCTCGATTTAGGACTTTGTTAATGCTTTTGGGGTTGCAGCGCGACTCCCTCCACAAGATGTAATCGAGGGTGGGTAGGTGCCGGTCGTGCCAACCAGCTTGTTTAGCAAGCGCCCACCACTCAGCACACCTTTGGATGGGTCGCTGGGCGGCGTTGGCGGTAGTGGCTCCAAACGTCACGAGTATGGATATAGCTAAAGACAATAACTTTGTTGCTTTCACTGCACTCCAATCTAAATAGTGGGTTTCGCCCCCTCCCAAGGAACGACTATGAAAACTTGGGCAGGGGGACGACAACTCCCTTCAAAGGAAAAGGGCACCCTATGTTGTCGTTACGTCCTTGATTAATGAAATCAGTTCCGCAAATTCATTTAGTGTCATAAGCACAATCCCATCTGAGTTCCCCTCGGGCATAGCAATCATAGCAAATGGTCTTATATCGCCTAATGCCTTGGAAATATCTGATTGTTGTTTGGCTAAACGGAACCTTGTTTCAATCGGGCCGACTTGCGCACCGGCTTTAACTTCAACGCGAAAAATACCCGACCAATGTTCTTCATGCCGAGAGCCTGCGTTGCCTGTTGCAGACAATCCCAACTTGTGTCGGGCATGTCGGGCTTTAGCATCACCTTTAGCTCGATTCCTTTTCCCCCGAGCCGTAGGATCGTTACATCCACGAACCCGTCGCTTACCGTCACGAGATGGACGATTGAGCAACCCAAACTTCGGACACTCAGGTATGTTGCACTTGTCGCGATTGCCTTGGCATTCACCTTTGCGATCATGTTCGTACATCACGAGCGTTGACGTTTAATCAAAACCTTAATAACATCATCTGCTTCACCTTTGGTAAGTGAATCAAGTTTGTCAATCTTGCGCATAAGAACTTCAGACACAAGATCTATTTGATCGTTGCGTTCGGCAACTCCAGCACCTTGTAGCAAACCACGAACTTTACCAATCTGCGCGTTGGTAGCACGAGCAGTTTTGTTCTTGACTTCAGGTTCTACTACCGTAGCTCCAAAAGCTTCGGCTACTTGATCAATTGATACGGCTACCGTTTCAACTGGCTTCTCAACAACCTTGGCTTGCTCTTGCATTGACTTAAATGCATCCCTGAGGCGTGGCATGTCGCTGTCCTTGAGGTCATGCAAATCCAAACCCGCTTTAAGAGCTACATCTTCTGGCGAAATTTTTGCGTTCTGGCAGGCGGCCCGAAATTTCGTTAATAAGTCAGCGGTCAAAACCGGCGGCGGGGCAACCGGTCCGCGAGCCACCTTTTCCATCTCCTCACGAGATGGACGCGACCCCTTGGCGGCGTAACCACAGTTTGCCAAACCTCTGCCGATTGCGCTTGTCTCGGCGTTCTCGGCGTGGCTTGTCCTATTAACTGGCGATGCACCGCGCACTTCCTCGGCGTAACCGGTAGCAACTGGCCTGTTGTCGTCGCGATCAAAATAAATCTCGGCTCGGACAACGATTCGGTTCTCGTCATAATAATGAATCGAGGTCAGGATTCGACCCTCGTTGTGTTCTTGCCAAAATCTTGCAAGCCTGTCTTCGACTGTCTCGTAATTGTCTAAGTTGAACGCTGGCATTACTTTTCTCCTTTTGTTACCGTACGGAACGTACGGAACGTCGTTTGTTTTTGGAACTTCTCTACTAACGCTGGGTGTTCTTCTTCTAACCGTTTCTGATCTAATGAACTACGAACTGCGGTCTTCCAAGTAAAGACGAGCCTACCGTCTACGGTACCAAACTCGGCGTCACCCAACAAACCACAAATCTCTGCTTTGATTTTATCTTCTTGTTCGTCTATTTCTTTTCTTGTTTTCTTTATTGTTTCCAACTCTCGTAACTGAGCAATTGTCTCAACCGGCAACTCTACCGTTAGGTTTCTGTTACCTGCGGGATGCTGGTTCGCCACATGACGGTACTCGTACTGAACACCCTCTGGCAACATACCCATGTCTATCTGCGCCAAGAAACGACGGCAAGCCTCGATATGAATTTGTTTTTCGTCGGAAGAAACTTTTTGGACATAATGGTGAAGCTCTAGGTTGGAATCAAAAATTGCCCAATCAATGCTGTGTACTCCAGTACAAATAGCTTGATGTACGCCCTGCCAATACCAGTAATCGGGCAATACGCTTTGCCATTGTTTGTTGGTTGTCTTTACTTCAAAGACTCTTTCGTAGCCTTGTTCTGCCAGGCTCATAGCGTCAATGGTTGCAAGCAAACGAACTCCATCTTCTTCGTAGCAATACATTTCATCAGGCGTTATGAGGTTGAGTTTTTGATTGTCGGCAACCCATTTGATCAATGTGGGTTCAAGTCTGTTACCACGTTCCATTGCCGCGTTGGGCTTAGTTGGCTCTGGTGGCGTTGAACTGAGCAGTTGACTAGCCAAATCCGCAGCGCTCATAAATGGATGCGCCCCGTGAATAACGCCAGCTACGGAAGCTGTTATCCGAGCGTTTCCGTTCTCATCTTTCCATCTCGCTGTTAGCCATTCCTGTGAACCGTGAACCGGTTTAGAAATTCTGTACCTTCTCATTGTGTACCCCTTTGTTAAACGTGAAATTTGGTTGACCCAAGACAACGACCTGTTCGACCATTTTCGTTGGGATATGTGTAACCATACCAACCGTTTTTAAGTTTGGCAACTCATCTGGAAAATAAGATCCGGTAATTGTTATGTAATCAGTCAAGCAATCAGGCCACAAATAGCCCACAGAAACTACGTTGCAAACTTCAGGCTTGTAATTATCCAATTCAATCCAACCGTTATCCGAATCAAAGGCGTCAATCCAATGGACTGCTACCAAAGCCCAAGGACAACTCATTATTTTTCTTTCGGTAAATATTCGTAACTGGCGTGGGACATAGACATGATGCGTCCATCTCGCGATATTGCTATCCATGTTGGGGCATCGGGATCGCAGAGACAAGAAACAACTTTTGTCTCATCGTGTTCAACTATTGCATCGCAATGCTGGCAGCAAAGTCTCATAACCAACACACATATTCTGAAGTAACTCTGCCTTTAATCGGATCAACAAAATGCAGACGTTGACTAGGTTTACCGACCGCTGCAATAAATGTACGAGCATATTCGTTGTGTGACTCTGGGGAACCTGTTACGAACACACGACCACCGTTCGCCATGGTAAGAGCTGTGGGCGTATGAAAATGCCCCATGTAGCAATCATGGAATGATTCTACAACACCGGTAGACCATGCCGAAACCTTGCGCAAGATGCTTCCAAATGCCCCTATTTCGTCGCCATGTACCAACAGAACCTTGTAATTACCTATAGCAAATATCTGATACCAGTCATCCGACATTTGCCATTTGACATGCTTAATGTCTGCACAGTTATTTGCCGCAATTTGGTAAGCAATGCGATCAATGTTGTCGCCGGCTGGCATATCGCCTTTGTGTCCAAGCCGACCATGATTGCCAAACTCGCACACCACTTTGACTGATTCAAAGTTTGTGGCAAGGGTACGAATAGCGGACTCGATGATGCGCACCACGGCAAACATCTGTTCGTATAAATGCGCACCGATCTCGAACTGTTGGCCTGGAAATATGCCTACGCCTTCCACCATGTCGCCACCCAACATAACCACACATTCTTTGACGGGGTGATGAGCGCGTTGAATTTCGGTAAGCTGTATCACTTTGCGAATCATG